TCAACCTCTTTTATTTCTGTTCTAATCCAACCATATGCATTCTGTGTTTTTACAGGGTCCTCGATCGGTGTTTCAAGAGCCTCTGGTCTTGGCGCTAGTGCAATCATTCCTTGAATATTTTTTTCAACAAACTCAAACAAACAAGTTTGGTCACAAAAATAATTACCCCAATGTCTGAACCAATAATACCTGTTAGCCTCTTGCTCTGGTGGTGTTGTATATTTTACTTTCATTGTTCTTAAAACCTTAGAACCTTTGACACCACGAACTCTTGTGGTTGTTTTTCTTTTATGGCAACTCGGACCATGACACCAATTATAATCACTCATTAGTGCCTCACTTTCCAACTTGTTGTTGCTGTTCTATACCCATGACTATCTAGATCATAATAAACATAATAAGGGACACCTTGTTTAGATGTTCCATATCTAGATTTTTCGTCATGTTTGCCACGTCTTGTTATGTGCTTCTTATGTTTAGAAGCCCAGTAAGTTATGTAAAATGTTTTAGTCATAATATATTTCTCTCTTTCTATGGGTATCCTATATTAAATAGGATACCCTGTCAATAGTTAATTTAAACTATTTTGTGCCTGTTGTT